TAAAATTATATTTTTAACATGTTTTCAAATATTATTAAATATTGGATCCAATGTTAAACAAACCCCGTTAAAGCAGCAACCAAAGCAATAAACATAATGCCTCCTCCTATACCAGAACCCAAATCTAAGAAAGCAAAGTATACCATAAAACAGTAAAATATGTTCAATAAGTATGGTTTTACACTTTCAAATATGTCATTATATCTATCTTGTTTCTTTGTTTCTACTATCGCGCAAGGATAATATCCAAAAAAATATACCGTCTGGAGTGACGTCCATATACCGTTTCCTATAAATATAAAAATACCAAATATAAGAGAAAAGAATATGCCCCAAAATGGATGATTATTTAATATTCCAAATATTGCGCCCATTATTCCTGATACCAATCCCATAATAGGTATTAAAATATAAACAAATACTATTGGAATAATTAAAAAAATGAGAGCTTTTCTTATTGGTGAAAATTTCATTTCTGTTGACCATGATTCTTTATTTTTTGGCGTAGTGCTATCAGATGGGCTAAATAAATTTAATAACATTTTTGTAGCTCCACGCCCTCCTCTACCAATACCACCATAAACACTATTAAATATATAATTAAATAAGGCATCAGACACACCATCTCCGCTACCTCCATCCTTAAATGCCGTTAATATATTTATATTTTTTTCTTCTTTCTCAATCAAGTGTAATACTTGCTCGTTTGAGTTACACATACGTGGTGATAAATCATATGGGAATCCATAATCAAACAAACACTTACTCGTATCTTTTTCATCGCAATATGGTAAATTGTATGGTTTTGTAGGAAAAAGATAATCTTTTTCATCTTGTGATAATGTTACCAAAAATAAAGCGTTTGCGCCAAAAACACCCCATAGATATGTCAAAACAATTGATACTAAAATATGTATTACATATATAAATATTTGATTTGCTAGCGCGGTTTGTTCTTTTGAAATAGTCGCTTCAGTTTCGGTTCCAGGAACACCTGGTATTCCAGAAGGCGCAATAACATTGTTTAATCCCGGTAAACCAAGTGAAGTAAATAATTGTGTTGTTCCAGTAGATCCTGAGAATATACTAGTTAAAATATTAGGCTGCGGGGTTGGAGGAAATAACATAGTTAACAAATTAGGTGGCTGTGATGTAGCATTTGTAGCACCAGTAGCTCCGGTTGAGTCTGTTGTTCCCGTTGCGCCTGTAGCTCCTGTAGCGCCACTGCTGTCACTGCTATCACCACTACCCGTAACATCACCTAGACCGAAACCTTCTTTATAGTTACCATTTGTATATTGCTCTTCATATAATTCATCATATGAATCGCGATTGTATTCAATATTAGATTCCACATTCTTTCTTTTATTATAATTAGAGGCATTTGACCATAAATTTGTATAAAATGGCATAGTATATTATTATTTATTAATATACTATATTATAACATTTTATATTATTCATACATTACCAAAAAAACATTAATAAATATACAATATACATTTAAAAACTATTTACTATGAATATATAACTACTCAATTACCTGAACATAACTAAAATGACAAAAATAGAAGAAGGTCTAAAACTAGATTTTAATAATGTTTTAATTCGCCCCAAACGCTCTACTCTCAACACACGTTCCGACGTTGACTTAACAAGAACTATAAGATTTAAAAACTGTATATCCCTAAAAACCTGGGATGGTATCCCAATCATCGCGTCTAATATGGATACTGTTGGAACTTTCGATGTTTACAGTATTTTATCAAAATTCAAAATTATAACTGCTTTTCATAAATTCTATGATGTATCCGATTTTATAGAATATCAGGAAAAAAACAATATGAAGTTTAATCCAGACTATTTTATGGTATCTACTGGTATCCAAGACCATGACTTCTCGCGACTTACTCGTATTCTTGTCAGTATAGAGTGTAACTGGATTTGTATAGATATTGCCAACGGATATATAAAGTCTCTTGTCGAATTTTGTAAACGTGTTCGGGCTGCTTATCCCGATAAAATAATCGTCGCTGGCAATGTCGTTACCCGTGAAATAGTAGAAGAGCTTATTCTTAACGGCGGCGTAGATGTTGTTAAAGTAGGAATAGGATCAGGTAGCGCATGTCTTACGCGCATGAAAACAGGAGTAGGTATGCCACAGTTATCAGCTATTATGGAATGTGCCGATGCCGCTCATGGTGTAGGTGGTCATATTATTGGCGATGGTGGAATAACTTGTCCTGGAGATATGGCTAAGGCGTTTGGTGGGGGTGCCGATTTTGTTATGGTAGGCGGTGCTTTCTCAGGGCACAATGAAAATCCAGGAGAACTTGTCACTCATACTGACGGTTCTCAAAGAAAACTATTTTATGGCATGAGTTCATCACACGCAATGGATAAACATTATGGTGGTATGAATAATTATCGCGCATCTGAGGGTCGTGTTATCAGTGTCCCATATCGCGGCCCACTTGAAAATACTGTTCTTGATTATTTGGGAGGGCTGCGAAGCACTTGTACTTATATCAACGCCTCTTGTATTAAACATATACCCCTATGTACAACATTTGTCCAAGTGTCTCAGCAATTAAACACATCACTAGTCTGATACATGTTGTCTTGCCTTGCTTGTGTGTCCTCTAAATACAATATTTCGCAATAAATATGCGATATATTGTATAACATTTTTCCCTCGTTTCTAGATTATCTAGCATACATAAGTCCGACATTTCCTGACATAAATGTAACAACGTTGAATCGTTCTTCTAATATTACTAAATTATAGTTATAGTCATATATGCGCCAAATCGGTTTATTCACTCCAATAGGTATAGGCTCGCCTGTAAGTGGGTTCGTTTGCGAATCACAAATTGTAAGAAATTTTGCCTGCGGATCAAGCGGTGGATAAAATGTAGTAAACTCGAACTGGACATTTGAAAACTTGCTCGTATTTAAAGCCCCCGATGGTTGTATCACAAAAGGATCAGTGTCTAAACAAAAATTGTAGCAATATAGTCCATCGGGACCATTCCCCTTTGTTCTCACATATTTTTCTACATAGTTAAACACCCCAGCGTCTAAGGGACTCTCGCGATATTTGCCGTCCAACAAAATAGCAAGATTCAGCAATATGTCGCGCTGATTTTCTACGTTAAATGGTTGCGTAACAAAGTATCCTGTGTTATTTGTAGACACGGGATTATAACCCGGACCTATATTTGGACCAATTGGCCCTGGAACACACGCTAAATTTAATGCGCCATATTGCCCACCATAATCAGTAAGAGGGTTAACAGGCGCGGGAACTACATCTACTGGCAAATAACTGTAAGGCCAGTTTGTATAGTTGCTCCACTGGTTGCGCAGATTTATATCACTCCTCTGAAAGAAAAACATCCAGCTACTTACCATACCAAGTGTATTCTCTAGCCATACTCGTTGCGAACCAGTCACATTATTAAAATTCCATTCATATGCCGACTTTATCAAATACTTCTGCTCATTTGCTGCGAATACTTTAGCCTCATCTGTTGATAGAAATCCATACGTGCTTATCAAGTGAATATCAGCATTCCAGTCCGATTGCGCAGGATTTTGATATGTATCAGTGGCTAGACTAACGCTTGGTGGTGACTGTAAGAACCTATACAACTGCATATACTCCTTTGTATAATTTGGTCTCACAATAGGCCATCCATTTGCCGGGTCCATTACATCCCTAATTGTATACAGATCTTGTATTGGTCGCATAACTACATCTATTTGTAGCTGATTATATTGAAGAGCAACAAGAGGGAATGCCATTTTACTAGAAAGCGTAAACCACGCATTTATTGGTATATATAGTTTGCGAGAACGTATAGATGGTTCTGAACCCTGTGACAGTGATGTATAATAAGCATTTGGATACGTATTTATACGACTACCAGAATTCCCTGGGTCGTTCAACTCCGGAACATTCCCCGTCATTTGATCATACAGCTTCTTCTTGTCATCTGTAAAATCACGTTGAACAAGTCCTAATAAATATTTCCCCGTCAAGACCTGTAACGTCTGTCCACCAACCGATATTACAATTTCTTTTATCATTTGTGTTCCTAAATTATCAATCCAACGAAACTCATATGGTGCCCAATTTTCACTACAACTACTTGGTGGCATAATTGGGCTCCATATCGTAGGAAGAGTCACGACAACATATGTATCCATTAACAAGTCAGCATATCGCGGCACATAAAATGTAAACTTTGAATCTGTTGATAAACGAAGAGTTCTCTGCCCAGTAAAATCTATTCTAAATTTTTGTAGCCCAAAATTTGTGTATTTTGCGTATGTCGATTTGAAAAATGTTTTTTTAGGGTTTCCATTTAATATAACATTTTGATTTCCGAAAGATACAATATTTAGTAAACCTCCTGTCATTATTTTTTATATATATTTAACATATTAATAATTTTAACAAGTTTTATATAT